ACGTGTCACTTTCTGGATCAGTACCGGTACAAGTAATAGATAATGCGGTTTCATAATCAGTGTTTACACTTAAGGCATTTGCTGTTGGTTGTTGGTTTATAAAATTATCTAAATTTAATACTGAAGCTACATTTGCCGGTCCAGCGTTTGTTATACCATAACCAGCACTACCACTTTCAATAACTAAACTTGTAGCACCGTCTGCTGATGTTATACTTAGACCACCAATATCAAACTCTGTATCACCGTCTGATGATGGTACAGTATTTGTAAAATCGTTCATTGTCTCTAAATCAATAGTAGTAGAGTTATTAGCATTGTAAGCTACTTCATCTGAAAAAACAGGTTGTCTTCTCTTATATAAAGCTTTACCACTACTATGTGTTACAGTCATTTTTAAATCAATACCACTACTTAAATTACCAAACTCATCATAAAGACTTTCAGATGGGTTAGCAGTAGCAACATTGTTTACATAAGCAGCTGTTAAATCAGCTGAGCTAGTAGCAGTTGTTGTTACAGTTACATCTTGCTTTTGATTTAAAGTAACAGTAAACTCATCATTATTATCATTACTATTTACTGTTGTATTAGTTGCGGGATCAGTACCACCTATAATTGATATAACATAAGCTTGCGTTGGTGTTACAGCTTGCTCAGGAAACTGTATATCAAAATAATACACCCCATTATTATTCATTGTGTAGTTTGAAGAATAACTTTGAGACGTCGCTGTAAATTCATCTGTTGAAAAATTATACCATCTATCATCAGAATCAGTAGCACCTTCTTTTCTTATATAAAGTCTAAATGAAGCTGTGCTATTACCGTATATATAAAGTCTTCTTGTTTCACCAGCTGTACTCATAAGACTTTCATCTATTCTTACGCCAGTTACTAAGTTTGACGTAGTTGGATCTTGTACCATAGTACCCTTTGTAACGCTTATAGTATGACCTGAAGCGTTTGCAGCTGGACTTTTGTATTTACAAGTTACTTTCATAGCCGTTGGACCAAAACTACTCATAGCTGTATTTTCTGTTATAACAGTATAATCACCTGCGTATGAAGAGTTACCAAAAGAAACAGTTGGCGCTGTCATAGTGTGATTAGCACTAGCAGTATATGTTTGCTCAAATATAACAACTTCTTCACCTTCTAAAAGAGATCCACTATAACTATGCGGACCATTAGCATTTATTGGCTGCGGATTAAAATCAGTAGCAGCTTGGCTCCATGTACCAGCATATGTGTATGGTCTTATTTTTTTATCTGTAGCTTCACCATCAATATCAATTGTTAAAGTTACATTAGCAGCTCCAGGATTATATGTGTTTGTTAAATCACAAGTTACTAACACTTTATTATCATCTGCATAAGCAGTTGTGCTATCGCTTAATGTTATAGTATCTATTCCTGTTGGAGGACTTTGTTTACTAAAATTTTCAGCTGCAACAACAAAACCATCATCAGGTGATATAGTTAACACTTGATTAGCTGTACTGCCAACAGCTTGACTAGCTGTTACTGTTACATTTGTAGAATCTATTGTGCAATTAGTTAATGCCATATTAATCGTTGTTTTCTTCTATAGTTATAATTACGTTTGCAGGTGTAATAGCAGCTCCGTCGTTCATTGTTACTTGACTAGCTAAACCTATACCTTGAACGTTAAACTCTTTACTGTCTAAATTTAATAAAGTAGTTGTGTCACCTTTTATATAGTTAAACCATTTACCTTCTTTTTCTATAAACTCAGGTATAGAACCACTTTGTTTGTCTGATATTATTGAGTCAACATACCAACCATTTTTTGCTGTTAAGTTATATAATAAACCATCTGTATCTGTAGAGTCTAAAACAATTCTACTTTGTGATCCCTCATAACTTATAGTTTTAAAAGATTTAATAGCGTTTGGTGAGTCGTTTAAAACAACTTTTATACTAGATGCTTTAAATGTATCATAAAAAGTATTTCTTACAGGATTATCATGTGAATATAATTCTCCAAGTTTAAAACTATAATACATGTTATTTAAAGACAAAGCGCTTTCATATAAAAATGATTTTCTACTTGTAAAACCAGTAACCTGCTCTTTAAAACTTATAGTATCTTCACCACCTCTTGAAGTAGTACTTTGCATTGTAAGATTATATAATCCTTTGTTATCGTCATAACTACCAACAAGTGTATCAAACGTTGCTAGTTTGTCTCTAAAATAATCTACCATACCATGTTGCGATATTGGTGTTAAACCGTCTCTAGACAGCCTTAAAACAGCTCCTCGCGCCTTATCTGTAAAGTAAGATCTAAAACCATAGCTAGCAAAGCTTTCTGGGTTTTTACTTATACCAAATTTACCAATATAAGGCATTGATTGTCCTAAAACTCTATTTGTAGCTGTTAACTGTGGATTACCACCTGCTTCAAATAAAGCATCTTTGTTTGCTAATACTTTAAGTATTTTGTCTTCACAGCAAACTGTTAAATCTGTATCTCTTTGATGTATCTTTTGTATTGATCCATACTCTGGATTTATATCTTTTGTAATAGGTTCAGCTATTATAAATTGATTTGTTCTATTTATACCACTTGTAGAATTATATATACCAGAGAATATTAAACCATTTTTCTTTATTTCTTCTTTATATTGCTCTGCTAATGGAGCTGATGCCTTAACACCTTTTGCTATAGTCATTGTGTTAAAGTCATCTCTTATTCTATTTGACTCAACACCGTTTGCAAAACTGAAACAATTAAAATAATTTAAATCAAATGTTTTATTAAACGTGGTACTTAAATTACTGTGATCAATAGTGTGAGCGTCGCTTGCTTCATAATATATATCTATATCTATAGCTTCTTTTGGCTCAGTTTCAAATATAGCTGGGTTTTCCGTAGAAAAAGTATTTTCAGATGAATACTCTTGTAATATTTCTACAGTTGAAAAACCATTATCTGGTACATCTGGATTACCAGCTGGTCCAACAAAACTAAAAGAATTAGTACCTGTTTTTATCGGCTTATCTAATTTAGCAACCATGATCATAGATTTATTTCTAAACCAATCATCGTCAGATTCCCAAGTTTTATCAAAATGCCTAAGACCTCTTCTTGCTGTAGATTCTATTTTATAAACAGTTTCAGATGGGTCTTGTGTAAATCTAATATATGCACCAGGTTTAGTCATAGCTTGAATAAATGGTAAATGCATACCAGCATCTAGAGAATGTGCATCTTCTAAATATCTAATACCTAACACAGCAAACATTATAGTGTCTCTACCTTTTTTAACACCATACTTATAAACTTCTCTTATCTGGTTAAAACTCATATTACTACCGTTACCAGTTTTTAACAGATTAAGATTATCACCTTTAGGATCACCTTTAAACTCGTTTATACCGCAATTGTGGTTCCAAACAAAAATTCTTTTTTCTTCAGCATTATTACTGCTACCAGCATGATCACCCCAAGCACTTGAATTACAACCCATGGATCTTTTAAAAACACCTTGTTGATGTTTTATAGACCAATTACCAATATTTTCATTGCTTAATATTTTTTCTTCTAACAAAGCATCTCTATGTATTTTAACAAAAAATCTACCTACAAACTCAGGTTTACTTTTTACCTCAGTTCTAGCTATTTCAAGTTCTATACCAGAAACACCATCAGTAAAAATGCCACCTGGATAAAGCTCTTCAACGTCATCTTCAAATTTATTTTTTATAGTAAATCTATATTGATCATCAGCACTTACGCCACTTGAATTTAATTGTAAACCTATAGTTGCTACATCATAATATCTAGTTGTACCAGTTGATGGTGATGTAAATCTTATAGCTAAACCAGAAGCAGATAATATTTCAGAGTTTTCACCAAATCTAGCTTCAAACTCACTTTTTAAAACATCTACTTGTGTACCGTCTGGTATTGGATATGCAGAGTTGTCAAACTCAGTACTTACAAGACCATAAGATGTTTTTGTTTCTTTTAAACTTTGTGGAGCCTCATTTTCAATAGCTATTATTTTGTATTTACCTTTTTCTTTTACAAACTCGTCGCTATTGTGCTTTTTCTTTAGTATTAAAAAAGTTTCTTCATCTACTTTATTTCTTTCTGACGATGCAAAGCTTAACCACACGTTACCATCTTCAGCATCATACCAACGATCCATAGCTAGATTGTAATATTCATTTGATGTTTCTTTTACAAAAAACTTAAACGAATTAGCAAATGTAGGTGGTTTAGTTGTTACTTTAGCTTGTAAAGCATTGTAATTTATAGCATCATCTTTATTAATTGTAACTACACCTGTGTCATCAGCTTGCACTGGAGTTTCTCTACCATACTCATCTCTATAAACAACACCTATCTGATATGTTCTTTGTGATTTTATAGATTTTTCTGGACTAGTTTCACTTGTAGCAATAACAGTACCAGCACTATCTTTCCTTGGCACGCTAGCTACTTCAAACTTAGTTGTTACCTCTTGATTGTCAACGTCTATTAAATCAAAGTTGTGTGTATAATTACCATAAATTATTCTATTAGCAACTAACTCTTGACATTGAGCTTTTTTAGGAACACTATCAAATGGTCTTAACAATTGATTTGTTTCAATTGTTTTGTATATCATTTCAGTTTCTAACTCATATATATTGTTTATCCACTCGTCATCACCAAACTTAATACTTTTTACAACGTATACATTTGTGTTGTTTTCTTTTTTAAATATTATATCTATTTCTTCTACTTGCTTTGGTAAATCACTTGGTCTAAAGTTTGATATTTTTAAATAACGTAAATCATTCTCCATACCCAAATTATATCCTCTCTGTGGGTTATATAAAAAGTCTTTAGGTAAAAAAGCAACTTCGGTAAAAGGTGAAAATGTAGAATACTCACCATCTTTATACTTATATCTATATCCAAATCTTACAAATTCTTTTTCAAATAAAGGATCATCTTGTTTTAAATTAACTTCCCATGTTGTAGTTTCTTTAGGAGTATCTTCATGAATACTCAATATAGTACATGTATATGTTAGCGAAGGTGACGATGCACCTGCATTAACTTGTAATCTAACTTGATAATCGTCGTCAAATCCATTTTCATCATCTCCAGCACCTAATATTAATATATCACCAGCTCTATAATCCATAACGTTCGCAAACGTTAAAGAAACACTGTCATAACCTACATCTCTTAATACAGCAGGGCTACCATACGAAAAATTAAAACTAGTTGTACCTTGTATAACACCTGGGGTAACACCGTCAGTTTGTACTCTTTTTGTGTTAGCCATAGTTATTGTTGGTGCAACACCTGGTCCTTTTTTAATAACAGTTACATCATCTTCTGCAAAATTATATGTAGCACCATCTTGATCTGTTAAAACAGTGTGCGTAGCTAAATTTGGAGTACCAGCTTTAAATTTTGATATATTTATAACTTTAGGTTCTGAGTTGTTATCAGTAAAAAACAACAAACCATCTATTATATTAACAGCTGTTATTCTAAATTCATTTTCTTTTGAAAAATTTAAAACACCAACCGTATCAATTAATACAGGGTTGACTTCATTAGCTATTTGATCATATTCAATAATAGCATCTGTGCTATTACCACAAACAAACCAATATATTTTTTCATTTTCTGTGTCAGCTATTGAACCAATACATTTACCGCCAGTTATACCAACAACACCTCTTTGTGTGTTACCTAAAATATTTTGCACAGCACCAACGTCGTCACCATCAGAGCTAGCAACTTGTATATTCATCGCATCTCTATATTGACCATTAGGCACTAACCTCTCATCGAGGTCTTTGTTCATTTTCCCCGCTGTAAAAGTGTGTTGTATTTCTGGCATTTTTTAGTGTTTTATAATTTTAGATTTACCTCTCATTACTTGAGCTAGTTCTTCAGATTTTAAATTACTTAATCTTAGTTTAGCTTGTCTTATAGCGGCATATCTTTCTTTTTTAAATCTTTGTATTACATACTCAGGTATATTCTGTCTTACAGATAATACAGCATGAGCTATCCACTTGTATAAAGCTTCTTCAGCAAACTTATGTATTAGTTTTTCTTCTTCAGTACCTACACCATCACTAATATAGTGTATTACTACTGTTTTTTGACTCATTGTATTACTAAAATGTATACGGCCTCTATAATTATCTATATAAAATACACCGTTAGTTTGAGCATATTCAGGTTCTAAACCATATCTTCTACCCTCAGCTGTATCAAAGTCATCACTATCGTATTTTATATCAGAATCATTTTGAGAAACACCACTGTTAGCTTGATATTTAGCCCATGTGTCTGACTCTGCAGACTCTAATAACGTACCATCATTATTAAACAAATAATCATAATTACCATCTTGTAATATAGATTTTGGATTACTAGTTTTTCTAGCTGGTAATAATATTCTTTCAACACCCTCTGTGTCACTATAACATATCTTAGTATAGTTAACATAATCATGAGGTAATGCAACTTGTAAACTAGGAGGTACTTCTACCTCTTGTGACTTTGAACTTCTTAAAGTATCATAGCTTAATTCTTGTAAACATCTTTGAGCATGAAATAATACATCTGCTCTTTTTAATTTTGTAATAATTTTACCTTCACCAACGTATGAAAACAAAAAGTTATTAACAGCGTTTTGTAATGTTATATATTGATAACCACCAAATGCTTCTGCAACACTTATTTGTGTTATTGTTATAACAACTCCATTAGCAGGTGCTGAATCAAAAGTTAAAATACCTGTAGCAGCATTGTAAGGCGTAGCATCATATAATGTTGAGCTTTGTTCTACACCATCAAAAAACACATTAAAATCAGCAATAGTAGCTGGTAGCGGATCAAATCCAGCACCATTAGCATCAGTATTTAAATCAAATGCTGTAGCACTACCATCTCCATTAAATGTAAGTGTATTAGTGTAGTATTGTTGTTGTGTTCCTGTAAATAATGGCATGTCTTATTATTTTTCTTGTTGTACGTTTTGCGCTTCTTCTTGAGCAGCTATTTGATATATCTGTGGGTCTTTAATTTGTATACCAGCTAACTCTAATATTTTTATAACTAACTCTGTTTCTTCTGAAGCGTGTAGTTCAAAATTAACAGAAGTGTTTGAATTATACAACGCTGATCCGTTATTAGTATTTATAACATAACCCCAGTTAACTACAGCTGGTGTAGCTATATAATTACAAACCACATTAACCTCATCAGTTATAAGTGGATATATTTGAAAAGTAAGTTCTGTTAACTGTACATAACACGGACGTGTTACTGTTGGTGCTATTAATGGAGAGTTTTGTATATGATGTATTTGATTTTGATCAATTTTTTCTATTTCTAAATACTGACCATTGTATTTATAGTACACCTCACCCATTCTATAATGTGCTGGAAAGGTGCCGACACCTGTGTTAGATAAATCTACTATTGCTCCTCTAAATCTTTCGAATATATCAATTTTTTCATTCAATAGATCTATCATGTCAGCATGAGTAGTATCATTTCCTGGTATAAGTTGGAATTGATTTAAATCATAAAAGTATTGCTCAAATATATCTAGTTGAGCTTGATTGGCAAATAAATTAAACTCCTGAGGCGTAATATAACCTCGTTGCTCTTTATTAGCTATTGCTAAAACTCTTTGATATACTGTGTTTATATTTACCATATTGTTATTTTTTATAGTAGTAGTCACCTCATAGAGATGACTACCCTATAAAGTGATTAATTATTTTAATCTTTTTTCTAATGTTTTAAGAACTTCAAGTCCTTCATCAGTTTTAAGCCAAGCGGCTAACGCTGAGTATGGATGCTCTTCAAATGGTACTGTAAATAATTTTCTACCATTACTAGCCCATGTAAACTTTCTATTGTCATTAGATAATTTGATAATATCAGCTTCAACAGCTTTTATACCAATGTTTCTAAGTTGAACATTATCATCAGCAGCTAGTTCAATAAAAGCAGCTGGTTTTCTTTTTGCAAACATAAGAGCATCTCTTTTGATTTCTTTTGTTGACATTTTTTTAACCTTACTACCTAACTCAACTCTCATTATTGCTTCTAGTTCGTCTATTTCTAATTTTTTAGCTAAACTTAAAGCTTGAAATTCTAATTCAATAGCATCTGTTTGATTTTCTGCTATTTGAACTGGTTTGTATTCGTAGAATAACGTTCCGTTAAGCGGATGTATTTCTAAGAATTTTTGTAAATTTGGTTTACTATTAGGAACAACTAATCTTCCTTTTTTAAAACCAATATGTCCTAATGTAGCAACACCTTTTTGCTCATCTGCAAATGGTGATCTTTGATTAGTAGCATACCTTAATTCTCTTTGAAACCCTTTTTCTTTATCAAAATATAACAAAGGTTTTCTCCTTGTATGCTTTGCTTGTATTGTTAATATAGGTGGCTGATTCTCGCCCCTTAAAATATATACTTTATTTTCCATGATATAATATAATTAAAAAATTTATAAAAATAAAAGCCTAGGGACCCGAAGGTCCCTTTGCTTTTAATAATAAAAATATTATTGCTTCAATAATACGAAGTTATTCGCAGCTTGAACACATAAACATTTTTCTGAAAGGAAGTTAACAACCATTTCATCAGCATCACTTGTGTAGCTACCACCTACTGAACCAGTAATCCAAGACTTGAATTTTCTGTCATCAGCTTCAGAAGCTCTATATCTAACGTGTAAAAACGGTCTAGATATATTTTTACCAAGATTCTCATCGTAAACAGTTGAAGTACCAGCAGGTACAATAACTCCTTCTACGTCACTCATTAATCCTCTTGTTACAGAGTCATTTAGATATTTCCAGTCAGTTTTATAGAAGTCATAAGAACCTCTTCTAAAACCAGAGAAACCTAAATTAAGTGCCATATCAGCATCGTTGTTGAATACACCATAAGATGATCCACCAGCTAAAGCAGAGTTTACAGAAGCTAACATGTTATCGATCTCTAAAGAAACCGCTCTTCCTAAGAACATCATGTTTTCTTCTATAGCACCTTGCTTATCTAATTCTTGAAGGATAGTATCAAACTCAGCAAGACCAACGTGGCTATACTGTACTCCAGTAGCATCTGAAGCGTCAGTTCTATATACGTCAAAATCTGTACCTGTCCATACTAAACCTCTAGCGTTAAGAGCAGAGAATAATCCTTGAGTTCCAGAAACTGCAAAGTTTCCTGATCCTTGGAATGTGTGACCAGTAGGCATACTTACTTCTTCACCTTCGATCAATACCATTTCCATTTGATCCTCAAATCTTAATCTTGCTTCATGCTCAGATTTTAAGTACCATAAATATCCAGAAGCACCGTTCTCAGTTGTAACTTCAACCCAACCAATTTGAGCAGTATCAGAACCAGAGATTCTGTATCTATCTCTCATGATAGCAGGTTTGTTACTAAATTGAGTGAACTGTGAATCTAAAGATCCAGCTAAACCTGAAGATCCTTTAATATATTCAGTACCATAAACGAAAATCTTTACATTTTCATCAATATCAAAATTAACACCGCCAGTGTTGTTACCGGCATCGTCATTTCCTGATAATCTTCTTTGTGTGTAAGGAGCAACTGTAATGTTAGCAGTACCACCGTTAGCAACAACTAAACATTTAAGAACTTTGAGACCATCTAAACTAGAAACTACGATAGTATCGTGGTTTTTAATTAAGCTAGAACCATCAGCTTCTACTGGAATAGTTATTGTGTTACCGTCAGCATTGTTAATATTAGCAGACTCTCCTGCCACACCGTCGTCATACGCGACGTGTAGTCTTCCTTGCTCTGACCAAATTACTTGATCTGAAGCCATTGGCATTTCAGCTCCTACCATTTTTAAGAAACCAGAGATTGTTCTCTTTCCGTATCTTTCTACTTCTTTTTCGTAGATTTCTGGTAAAAACTGCTGTGCGAATGTTCCGCCACCAGATGCGCTATCAAATGATAAATAATTATCATTGTATACATCTTGGCTAGGACGCGGAGTTAAATGCGCTAAATAAGCGCCTGAACTTGCAAAAGGCATAATTTTTAATTTTTAATTTGTTAAACTTTTATTTTCTCATTTTAACTCTGAGCTTGCTGGCATTGTCTCCAGTGACCGCTCTTACCTTCATGCCTCCAGCTTCAACTGTTCCAGTGTATTGTTGTCTTGGGTCCATACTTACGTTTTTCGCCTTAGCAACACTTTCTTTCATAGCATCAGCTCGACCTTGTTGATAAAAATGATTTGCTACCGCATCAGCGTTCATAGCAGTAAATAAACTTTTATGATAACCTTTTGCATTACCCATATTGTTATCCTTATCTAAAAAAGGCTTAACAAAATTGTTAATACTACTTTGATTATCTTTAACTTTATTTACGTCTTTAACATTAAACCTAAATCTTTTTTCACCAATTTTATATTCAAAACCTTTGAAATCTTTGTTGAAAACTTCGTTAGTTTTTTTGTTAAAAACATCCGATCTTTGTTGAGCGCCTTCTTGCTCTTTGTTATACCTATTAAAGAAATCTACAGCTTTCTGTTGGTCAGGTGTTAACTTAACACCGCTTTTAATTTCCGCATAGTATTTGGATTTTAAGCCTTCCAAATGGCTCTTAGCATCAGCAACTTGCTCTTTTAATGCTAATTTTTTTCTACGAACATCTCTTTCCTCATCAACTTCTTCGTCGTAAGCAAAGCGATCTTCCATAACAAAACTAATTTCCTCATCAGTAAGATGTGGTTTAGTTTGTTTGTAATATTCTCTTAATAGTTGATTTTCATCGTAACTACTATAATCTTGATTTAACTTAACGTATTCATCAAGACTTCCACCAGTTTCATTCATAAAGTCTACAACTTTTTGAATATTTTCCGGTAAAGGTTCAGCTGTTTGTTGAGATTTTTCTACAGCTTCTTCAACTTCTTCTTTTAATTCTTCAACTTTTTCTTCAACAACTTCATCAGTTATTTCCTCAACAACTGGTATTTCTTCTTTAACCTCTTCTTTTGGTTGCTCTTCTTTTACTTCTTCAACAACCTCTTGTTTTGGTTCTTCTTTTTTACTTAAATCAACTTTAGCAACACTTTCATCTTTTGGTTGCTCTTCTGTTTTTTTACCAAGATCTACTTTTGTTACAGTAGGTTCTTGTTGTACAAGCTTTTTAGGTTTAGTAGCTTTTTCAGCTTTAGCGGTAACTTTCATATTACCACCTTCTTTTTCTACTTTTTCCGGTGCTTGCTCTACTTTGTTTTCGGTATCTTGAACTTCTTCAACTACCTGTTCTTCTTTTTTAGCCATAATATAATATTATAAAATTAAACAAATTATCTAGGCATAAACTGTCCTAGATCAAAGCCTGTGCCTAAGTTATCATTACCTGTAGACTCAAACTTTTTAGGTGGTTTACCACTATTTCTTTGATCGATTAATTCAGATTGTTGACTAGCTTGTATTCTAGTTCTTTCATCTTTACGATCTTCTTTATATTTTTCTTTTTTATCAATGTTTTCTGTTTCAGCTTGCTTTAACTGCATATTTAATTGAAACTCATAAGCCATCAATGCTTTTTTAAGTTTAGCTTCTTGCATCATCTTTTGTGATTCTAACTGAGCTTTACCTTGTTCTAATTGTAATTGTGATTGTACAATAGCTTGATTTTTTTCAACCTCAGCTTGCGCTGCAACTTGTTGAGCTTGAGCATTAGCTTCAGCTTGTACTCTCATATTCTCTTGTTGTATCTGCTGATCTTTTTGTTGTTTTTTCTTACGTCTTATTTTTAATAATTGATTAGCAAGTTTTACATTTTTAATCACTCTAAGATCAACAGCATCTTCTAAATCTATACTTTGTTGAGTTAAAGCCATTTGTATATTATTTTCTAATAATTGCTTTTCTTCTTCATCTGGCTCTAATTCAATAAATATACCAAAGTCATATAGATGTAATTCTTTCATCTCTTCTAATGTAGCAACGTTATGAGCACCTATAGCTTGTATAAAAGCTTCTTTAGTAGGTGAATATTCAATAATATCAGATATTCTTAACGATATACCTTCAGCTGTTTCAGCTGTTAAAAATAAACCAGCTTGTAATATATGTCTTGTTGCTGTATTACTATTTGCTGCAGCTATTTTTTGAACACCAACTAAAGCTTTCGCATCAGGCGTGCTAGCATCCCTTGCTTCGTTTAATCCGGTTACGTCTCTTATCATTTGAAGATAATAATTGTAAGTTTGAATAAGTGATTGCAATTTAGCACCACCGGCACCAGATTGAATTTCCTGAATAGGAACTTTTCCTGGATTCATATCTCCCTCTGACGTTAATGATCTACCTATAATCGAACCTGTTTGAAAAAACATGTTCAAAGCTTCCTGAGGATTATAGTTAGTACCATTACCAAGATCTATTTCCGCTAGGCCATCAGCATCCATATATATGCCGTCAGGTACCATTCGCGAAAGTACTTGTTGGAGTTTTAAATGTGTTAATTGTATCATATCAGCAAAACCTGTTATTCTGCTAACTAATGATTCAATTTTTCCTTTATACATTCTTGGAGCAACTATATTATAATTCATTTTAACTTTAGTATAATCACTCTTAGGTCTTAGCATGTTTTTAGCTAATTCCCATTTTAACAATTTATCTGTACCTAGTATTAAAGCACCTTCATATAAAACTTCAATTTGTTTTTCTAGTTTACCAAACCTTTGTTCTAACTCAGCATCTAATACAGGGTCAAAACTTTCATCTTTTACTATTATTTTAGAAGCACCAGTTGATGTTTCTTTTATTTTATAAATCTCTTTAGCATATGTTTTATAATTAAAATATAAAACTTGTATTTGATTTTTATCTACTTCGTCAAATTTTTGACCAGCGTTATAGTAACCGCTTTTTCTAAAACTTTGACCAGCTATTTCTTCTAACTCATTTTGTGTTAAATCAGGAAACTGTTTAACTAATTCGTTTATTGGTATTGTTTTTACTTCACCTACATAATATATATCATCAAAATATGGATCTTCTGTATATGAAAATACTAAATTTGCTGGATCAACATAATCAACTATAATACCCTCAGATGTACTAAAAGTATTTTTAACAGCACCAATACCTAGTACAGTTAAATCGCGATAAAATCTTTTTCTTGTAAGCTCATATCTATTACCATTTAAAATAGTAGATATAGCTTGTTCTTCAGCTATTTCAATAGCTTGTTTATAACTAAGCTGCATATGCAACTCTAGTTCTTCTTTACTATCAGGTAATTCTTCAGGTTTTGTATCAACTATACTTACACCAAATGTTTCTGTAGTATAAGCATTTAAATCTTGGTTTTGCATGTCAATCATCAAGTTTTCCATATATGCTGTTCTTTTACTAACACCATATGGATCTTGTGAGTATGCTTTTATATCATAAACTCTTTCTGCAATACCATTTGTTACTATATCAACAAATTTAGGTATTATAGGTACTGGTTTCCAGTCTAAATTTAAATAACTTAAATCACCATTAATTGATAATTCATCTTTATATTTTTGAACTGACTGTTCTCCTCTAGCATATAATCTAAGTTTGTTAAAAGTGTCTTGATTACTAGCGAACCTATATGTAACACCGTCTTTTTTAAACCACTCGTTTTCTATAGCTTTAGCGACTTTGAGACCATAGTCTGGACTCATTTTTTCCATATCGCTAGCTACTTGACTAGGAAAATGATCTTTTGTTATTGATTCAGCCATATTATTCTGTTATTAATTTTGATAGCGTTCCTTCTTGTTTATATTTAGCTATCTTTAAATTTAGTTTTGTTTTTGTTTTATCAGCACTTGGATTATATAAATGTCTATTACAAGCCATAATTGCTAGTCCACTACTTATAGACGCATCATGCTTTGTTCTATTATTTATATCAAACTTAGCCCAGTCATTTAATGTTTCATTAAAGTACAAACTACCATGAGAACCATCATTACGTATACCAACATGATCTTGTATATACATTTCAATAGCAGCAGCGTGTGCTTGTTTTATATCCTCACTTGAATTAGGTATACCACCAACTTCTTTTTCTGCTACTGATAATTTATTCCAAATTTTATCAGGTCTATTCATACTAAAACCTCTATAACCTCTACGTTTAAAATAATAGAGCAACCTTGGTTTATTGTTTTCTGCAAGTATTGGCATACCATAAAATATACAAGCCATCAATACGTCTTCAAAAAATATTTCAGCTGTTTGTGGTCTAGCTATATATTCTAAGAAAAAATGATTAGCTGGTGAATCTTCCATGCTAAACTTGGTTAAACCATGTAAAGCACCTTTTGATCCTGCACCATCTACTGTTCCTGATATATCATAACTATCACAACCAAAAGCACCCATGTGTTCATTACCTGGATATTTTCTACCGTTTTTATCTATAACATTATTTTGTAAATGCAACGATGGTGTCCATGTAATTTTAAATCTTCCTTTTGGATCTGGATAAAACATAACCTTTGTATCTTTTATACCGTTATACCATTGAAAGTTACCTTTAGTTATATTATTTAAAGCACCAGCTTCTTCATTAAAATCTATTTGCTCGTATATTCTTGCTAAATTAAATATACTATTTTGAGTTTCGTCTCTGAAAGCATGTTCTTCAGTTCTTGGAAATTGTCTATAAAACTCATTTAAGGCATCTCCGTCGTGTTTTAAACCCTCAACTTCATTTGTCCAATGCTCTAGTATCCCTATATCAATAAAGTCTCCAAAAGGATCTAAAACTTCTTCGCTTGGTGTTTCGAATACAGGTAAGCCATAAGAATCAATGAATCCTTCGTAGTTCCATTCCATAGGTATGAACAAACTATATAATCCCGAGCTAGTCTGTCCATTGCGGTTTCTTTTTGTAACATCTGAATCTCTATATAATTTTTTAAAATTATCACCACCTTTATCAAGAGCGTTACTAGTTGAACCCATCATACACTTACCTATAACTCTAGAACCTAACCTTAATGTAGTTTTAGTTACACGCCAGTTATTTAATATGTTATTAGGTCTTTCCCACTTGCCACTTTCATCGTGTGCTAATAGTTTTAATTTTTCACCATCATAACTATTATCACCTGTATTTTTCCAATCAATAGTAGTATCTAATCCTTGTAAATCTTCATCGTTACTACCTTGCTCTATTTTTCTTCTAGTTAATTTACTAGCTGGCACTCTATATGCTAATTCTGTTTTAGGTCGATCCATACCATCTTGAATCGGTTTAAAAAAGAAAGGGTAATTTACTGATATTGGTACAACCTTGTCAGTAAACATTTTTTTAGCATCAGGACCTGTTTTTGATAATATACCAAATCTAGCATCACTTGATATTGTAGCTTGATTTACTAATTCACCTGAAGCCATAAACGAAAAACCTGATCGTCTGTTTTTAAGATAGCACATACCATAACATCTACTATCAGCTTTACAACCTTCCCAAAATATATAAAATAATCTATTAGCTTCTCTAAAATCAGGATTACCTACATCTATTTTACTCCATTGTAAATACATGTAATGAGTACCTGTTATATATGTTGGTATACCTTTGTTATAAAACCAAAAACCTTCTTCTCTACGTTTAAACTCTTCGTCTATATAATCTATATATTTGTTTTTAAAATCATTAGGATATTCTTTCCAATCAAATATTGTTTTTATCCTTGCTAAAGCTTTGGGTTGTTTAGTTACTTCCCATTTGTCATTATCAAACTTATATATATTTTTAGGTTCTGGTGGTAAAGCTATTTGAAAATTTTGTATTTCATATATTTTACCTATTGTACCGGTTTTACTTATAACAACAATATCGTGTTCTTTGTTATAACCATATTTCCAGGCTTTTTTTTTGTTAAGCCTTTTAATAGTATTTATTTTTATAGGTTCTACAACCTTATATAAACTCTGTTCGTAAGCCATTACTTAGATCTTCTTTCAGCAAAACCTTTAAAAGTACTTTCTTTTTTTGTTGTAGGTTGCTCATTTAATATAGCTTCTTCTTCTTGTATTCTGCTTAATATTTCAAAAGCATCAAATATAGCTAGCTTTTTTGTAGCTGCCGCGTTTTTTAAACGATCAGCACTTATATCGTCGTCTGAATCTACAATAGGTTCTTTAGCTACTTTAATTAATTCATCAACTGCTTTTTGCCCAGCTTGGATTATATTCTTCTTCGTTTCCTTGATATTCATATTTAATTGTAATTGAGTTGCTAAATATTCTATAATATAATTCACCATCTATAATAAACTCATATTCAGTGTTAGGTTTAAAACCTACTAAATCACCGGATTTTAAACCAGCTTGAGTTAATAAAATATCTTCGTATTTTAATATACCTACTAATGGTTCTGTTTTTTCTATACTTAATGGATCTCTTGCTTTTATTGGTTTTACAAAACAATAACCGTCGTTTGCTTCCCAACAACAATATCTTTTATATAAAAATATTTGATCATTTTGTACAAACCACATATCATCTTTATAGTATGACTTGCTGTCTTTTTCTTTACCACGCATGTCTTTCCATCTTCTAAAAACATTATGATGTACAACAACTAAATCACCTTTTTTTATAGGTGTATCAAAATGTGCTGGAACTCCAACAACTTTGGCAAACCTGTTAGTATATTTGTGATCAAAATTATCAGTATTAACTATTAATTCTTTATCACCAACAGGTTTTGAGTTTAAATACCTTTTGTCATTTAAAGGTTTTACAATATAATTATATACAGTCTTCATTAATATTCAAGATTATATTCAACAGATATTGCCATATTTTTGTTAAAATCTTTCCAAGGTAGTATTTCATCAGCTTTTCTAATCAATATACTAAACTTATCTTTCTCTTCGATTATATGTTCAATAGTATGACCGCCGTATACTTCTTGTCCTACAGCATAATGCATTGCATCATTTTTGTAGTCTTTACCTATGCTAATTTTTCTAATTAAGTGATCCATTTTCGCTAGGTATATCTTTTAACGTACCATCATTTATATTAACAGTTTTCTTACCGTATTTACTTTCTAATGATGTTTGTATAACATTTAACTCTGTTTGAAATGCTTTTAATTTTTCAATAATAAGTGTTTTTTGAACTTCAAGTCCACCTATCTGCATTTGCGCATTGTTAATTAAACTCACTTTATCTTGAACGTTTTTTAATTCGTCTTTTGTTATTTTTTTTGCCATTGTATTAAATTTAAATTGTTTCTATTCTATTATATAGTATTACAGATATTATATAATAATTAAAGTGCTTTTGGCACTGCTGCCACTATGGATTAAATCCACGGCCATTACCACCACCACCTGGCGGTACACCTGGAGGACCACTTGGTGCTCCTGATTGTGCTAAAACAGTTGTTCTAGTTGTAGCACTATTTGTTCCACCTGGGTGAGCTGCACCAGCTACACCTACAGTATATGCAATAACTATATCACCAGATCTATAACTACCACTGTTTGTAGAAAGTGAAAAAGTTACACTACCAGGACCACTATCTGTATTACTGCTACCATAGTTACCCGATGTAATTGTTACCCATGATGGTTTAGATGACACATACCAAGTTGAATATGCTGCATGATCTACAGTAATTGTTCCTGGTCCTGTTGAATTATAACCATATGTTCCCATTGATAAAGGAGAACTACCAACGCTATCTTCATGATCATACTTATAAAATTCACTTATTGCGTGAGGTGCTGATCCATCAGGTTTGTTTGCATTCAGGTTAGACACATTTATAGTGCCATGAAGACCTGTACTCATTTCTTTTAAACCAAAACTACTTCCATCATCATTAAGAGCTGAATAATCATCTTCATTAAGCTCTGAATATATTCCTGAAAACTGTAAAGATCCACTTGCTGGTACTGTCATATTAACTTGTTTTAATTATTAAAGGTACTTTATATATTGTTTTATCAAAATATTGATTGCTAGGAGGAGTAACAGATACTTCATGAAACTCTACATTATCAAAACCAAGATCAGTATCTAACCCGTTCCAATATGTTATTTTACAACCTACATTAGCATATCTATCTATAAGCGTTTTAAAAGCTTCTTTATGAGGATCTGCATAAGTGTCTTGTAATATAGCATCGTATTTACCATATTGTTTATTAACATCAACCCAATTACCCTCTATTATTTTTACATTTTTAGTAAAACCATCAACAGGTGTTGCAGCCCACTCTTTTAATTTAGGTATTATATCTTTATGACACTCAACTATTGTATGTGAAGCTGGTTTTTTAGCCTGTATAGCATCTGACAGTATTCCCATGCCAAAGCCTAGTTCAAGCACATTATCACCTTCGTTTACACATAGATCAGCCATTTTTTGCATTATAGGCTGTTCCCATGCCATCATAACCTCAAAAGTTTGATTTGTTTCACCTGTTAGAGTTTCACCTTCATAAACCCAGTATATACCATTATCATCAAAAGTTAAATCTGCGTTTAAAAAAGCTGTATTAAAATCATTATAATCTTTAGGTTGTCCCATCGCAATTACAATTTTTGTTGTTAATTATTTCTTTTAATTCTTTTATTGCATTTATCAATAAAGGTATTAATTTATCATATTTAACAGCCATGTACTCAGAACTTATTGGTGCTTCTGTTATTACTTCTGGTAATATTTCGTTAACTTCTTGAGCTATAACACCAACCATTCTTTCATTATTATTGTATCCTAGTTCTTTTGCTTTTTCATTTTCATAGAAATAATAACCATTTATTTTATCTATTAACTCTAAAGCATTTTCTATTTTACCATCAATTGTTTTTAATCTAGCATCTGAATAAAAAGCTGTAATTTCATTTGTTGCTCTAATCTCACCAGTAGTTCCTGATGCATTTGTACCAACACCTAAACTATCGAATCTTACATCATTACTAGTATTAAGTGATTGGTTAGCACTTGGACCGGTAGGACCTTGTGGACCTGTACCACCACTACCACCTGTAGAACCTGTTGGTCCTTGTGGGCCTGTGCCACCTGTACCTCCACCTGGGCCTGTAGGTCCTTGCGAACCTGTACCTCCACCTGGGCCTGAAGGACCTTGTGATCCTTGTGGACCTGTTGGACCTGCTGGACCTGTACTACCTGGCGAACCTTGATCACCATCATCACCTTTTTGACCAATACTACCTTGTGATCCTGGAGGGCCTGAACCACCTGGCGAACCTGTACCACCCGTTGTACCTTGTGGACCTGAACCACCTGGTGAACCTGTGCCTCCTGTAGGACCTTGAGGACCTGTACCACCTGGTGAACCATTACTACCTGATGGACCTTGTGATCCTGTACCTCCACCTGGGCCTGTAGGTCCTTGTGAACCTGTACCACCACCTGGGCCTGTAGGTCCTTGCGAACCTGTACCACCACCTGGGCCTGTTGGACCTTGACTACCTGTACCACCTGTACCTCCTGTTGATCCTTGAGAACCTGTTGGACCTGTTGGACCTGTTGGACCTGTTGGACCTGTAGGACCAGTGTTACCTGTAGGACCTGTACTACCTGTAGTTCCTGTACCACCTTGAACACCAGCTGGGCCTGTAGGACCAGTAGGACCTGTACCACCACCAGCACCCGTACTACCTTGTGATCCAGTATTACCAGTTGGACCTGTAGGACCAGTGTTACCTGTAGGACCTGTATCACCATCATCACCTTTTACACCTTGTGGACCTGTAGAACCTGTAGTACCCTGACCACCTGTAGAACCTGTAGGACCAGTAGAACCTGTAGTACCTTGACCACCTGTTGGACCTGTAGGACCTGTGTTACCTATATTACCTTGTATACCCTGTGGGCCACCTGGTCCAGTTGGACCTTGTGAACCAGTTGGTCCTGTTGGTCCTGTATTACCTGTAGAACCTTGTGATCCTGTGCTACCTGTATTTCCTGTTGGACCTTGACTACCTGTACCACCAGTGTTACCTGTTGGTCCTTGAGAACCTGTTGGTCCAGTATTACCTTGATTACCTTGTATACCTTGTGGTCCAGTTGAACCTTGACTACCTGTTGAACCACCTGGTCCAGTTGTACCTTGTGGTCCAGTACCTCCAGTATTACCTGTTGGTCCTTGAGATCCAGTACCTCCAGTACCTCCTGTAGAACCTTGTGAACCTGTTGGACCTGTTGGGCCTGTAGGTCCTGTAGGTCCTGTACTACCAGTAGTACCTGTTGTACCTTGAGAACCTGTAGAACCAGTATTACCGGTGCTACCTTGAGAACCTGTTGGTCCCGTTGGTCCAGTATTACCTATATTACCTTGTGGGCCAACGTCACCATCATCACCTTTGACACCTTGAGGACCAGTACTACCTTGCGAACCAGTACCACCTGTGCTACCTGTACCACCTTGAGAACCTGTAGTTCCTGTGCTACCTTGTACACCTCCTAAACCTTGGTTACCTGTAGGTCCTTGACTACCTGTATTACCTGTAGATCCTTGAGAACCTGTAGCTCCTTGAGCACCTCCTAAACCAGTGTTTCCAGTTGGACCTTGAGATCCAGTTGATCCCGTACCACCTGTAGATCCTTGAGAACCTGTACTACCAGTATTACCTGTAGGACCTTGACTTCCTGTGCTACCAGTATTACCTGTAGGGCCTTGACCACCTGTTGGGCCTGTAGGTCCTGTTGGTCCTGTATTACCTATATTACCTTGATTACCTGTGGGTCCTTGTGAACCTGTAGGTCCTGTACCACCAGTACCACCAGTACTACCTTGTATACCTTGTATACCTTGTGGACCAGTACCACCTGTATCACCAGTACCACCTGTAGGACCTTGTGGTCCTGTTGGACCTGTAGGACCTGTACCACCAGTACTACCTTGTGAACCAGTAATTCCCGTGCCACCAGTTGGACCTTGAGAGCCTAAACTACCAGTAAGACCAAATGTTATATATACTTGACTACCGTTTGTAAAGCTACTTGCTGTACCACTACCATTAGATAATTCTATAGTTCTATATGAACCATTATCTGTTATTTCTGTAATAAAGTAATCATAAAATGTAGCAGCATTAGATTTATTAGATATTCTTACATAAGCTTTAGGATCAGATAAATTACCATCAAGTACCCCTAATACTGTTTGTAAACTATTACTATTTTTATCGGTTTCACTTATATACATTTCCGATGCAAAAGCATAGTTTGTAGAATTAATTCTTATATCACCGCTACCTGGATCACTATCTGTTGTAGAAGTTTCCCAATCATATAAATAGCTTAATACAGCATTACCTTTTGGACCTGTTGGACCTGTTGGACCTGTTATACTATCACCTTGTGGACCTGTTGGACCTTGACCACCTAATACACCAGAAATACCTTGTGAACCTGTAGTTCCTGTACTACCTTGCGAACCTGTTGGACCTGTTGGGCCAGTATTACCAGTAGCTCCTTGCGAACCTGCTGGTCCAGTGTTTCCTGTTGCACCAGTACTACCTTGCGAACCAGTATTTCCTGTAGTTCCTGTACCACCTTGTGAACCTGTAGGTCCTGTACCACCAGTAGATCCTTGACTACCTATATTACCTGTAGTACCTTGTGCTCCTGTACCACCAGTATTACCTATAGGACCTTGTGAACCTGATGGACCAGTAGTTCCAGTGCCACCCTGTATACCTTGTACACCTTGACCACCTGTAGGACCTTGTGATCCTGTACCACCAGTGTTACCCGTAGGACCTTGTGATCCTGTACTACCTGTAGGACCTTGTGATCCTGTACCACCTGTATCTCCAGTAGGTCCTTGAGAACCTGTACTACCTGTGCCTCCAGTAGAACCTTGTGATCCTGTACCTCCTGTTGGACCTTGACTACCTGTGCTACCACCAGCACCTGTAGGTCCCTGACTACCTGTAGGACCAGTACCTCCTGTTGAACCTTGAACACCTGTATCACCATCATCACCTTTATCACCAGTAGTTCCTTGACCACCTGTTGAACCTGTACCTCCTTGTGAACCTGTAGAACCTGTATCACCTGTAGGTCCTTGTGAACCTGTAGGGCCTGTACTTCCTGTAGTACCCTGTGAACCAGTTGGTCCAGTAGGGCCTTGAGCTCCTGTATCACCTTGATCACCTGTTCTTGCAAAAGTTATTATAACTTCTTCATCTGCGGTAAAAGGTGAAGTAGCGCTAGACTCTATATTAGATACTGTAATTGTGAAATATCCATTATTTTCAGCTAATGAAGATATTTGGAATAATAAAAATTGTGAAGAATCGGTTTTGTTACTTATTCTAACATGTCCTTTTACTGTAGACGATGAATCATCTATAGTTCTCATAAATGACTCGATATTAGTACCATCGTCATCTACATCATCTACTCTTATTGTAGTAGCATTTTCTTGAGCCATGTGTTGATTAAGACCAAACTTACCAGCACCGGGATCACCTGATGTAGATGAGTTATATTTATATGCTAAACTAACACCACCAAAATTACCAGTTGTACCTTGCACACCTTGTGGTCCTGTACCACCTGTACCACCTTGACTACCTGGAGTACCTGAAGAACCTACAGGACCTTGACTACCTGTTGATCCTATAGCACCTTGACTACCTACACCACCTGTAGAACCTATAGCTCCTTGGCTACCAGTACTACCTGGACTACCTACTGGTCCTTGCGAACCTGTATTACCTGTATCACCTTGTGGACCACCAGGACCTGTATTACCAGTGGCTCCTTGCGAACCTGTGCTACCTGTACCACCTGTAGGCCCTTGACTACCTACATTACCTGTATTACCCGTTGGTCCTTGACTACCAGTACTACCTGTACTACCTTGACTACCTGTATCTCCTCCAGCACCTGTTGGACCTTGTGAACCTGTAGAACCACCAGGGCCAGTAGCTCCTTGGCTACCAGTACTACCAGTATTACCCGTAGCACCCTGTGATCCTGTTGTACCTGTATTTCCTGTAGCTCCTTGGCTACCAGTAGGTCCTGTTGAACCTGTATCACCAGTAGCTCCTTGACTTCCTGTACCGCCTGTACCACCTGTAGGACCTTGAGAACCTGTTGATCCACCAGAACCTGTAGGACCTTGTGAACCTACACCACCTGTACTACCTGTAGCACCTTGTGAGCCCGTTGAACCTGCATTACCAGTAGGACCTTGACTACCAGCAGGACCAGTTGGTCCAGCGTCGCCATCATCACCTTTAACACCCTGAGTTCCAGTTGGGCCTTGTGAACCCGTAGAACCAGTTGCACCTTGTGATCCTGTTGTACCTGTAGAACCTTGTGATCCTGTAGAACCAGCATCACCACTAGGTCCTTGAGAACCTGTACCACCCGTGCTACCTGTCGCACCTTGACTTCCTACACTACCACTAGCACCTGTCGCACCTTGACTACCAGTGCCACCAGTTGAACCACTAGCACCTTGCGCACCTGTTGGTCCAGTAGGACCAGCGTTACCTTGCGTACCAGTATCACCTGTAGGTCCTTGACTACCCGTAGAACCTCCAGAACCTGTAGGTCCTTGACTACCTGTACCACCAGTATTTCCTGTAGGTCCTTGACTACCTACACCACCAGTTGAACCTGTAGTACCTTGAGGGCCAGTTGGTCCGCTTGGTCCAGCATCACCGTCATCACCCTTAACACCTTGACCACCTGTTGGTCCTTGAGATCCTGTAGAACCTGTATTACCTATTGGACCTTGTGAGCCAGTGCTACCAGTTGCACCTTGACTACCAGTTGTTCCTGTACTACCTGTTGGTCCTTGTGAGCCATCATTTCCATCATTTCCTGCAGAACCTGTACTACCAGTTGGTCCTTGTGATCCTGTTGAACCACTTGTACCTGTTGCTCCTTGACTACCTGTAGAACCAGTACCTCCTGTTGCTCCTTGTGATCCTGTAGCGCCTCCACTACCAGTTGGTCCTTGGCTACCTGTATTACCGGTTGCTCCTTGACCACCTGTATTTCCTACACTACCAGTGGGTCCTTGTGAACCAGATGGGCCTGTGCCTCCAGTATCTCCTGTACTACCTTGTGAACCTGAAGGTCCTTGTGTTCCTTGACCACCTGTTGGGCCTGTACCACCTTGAGCACCTGATGGACCACTTGGTCCAGCATTACCTGTGCCACCTTGAGCACCTGATGAACCTGTTGAACCCTGAGAACCTGTTGGCCCAGTGTTACCTATTGGTCCTTGACTACCTGTACCTCCTGATGCACCTTGTACACCTTGTGGTCCAGAACTACCTGAAGATCCTGAAGCTCCTTGAGCACCTGAAGATCCTGTAGCTCCTTGTGAACCTGAGCTACCTGTAGCACCTTGTCCACCGCTACCACCTTGAGCACCTGAAGAACCTGAAGTACCTACAGCACCTTGAGCACCTGTAGGACCAGTTCCACCACTTGGACCTGATGAGCCAGTAGGTCCTGTTGTACCTTGAACACCAGTAGGACCTTGTGTTCCTAAACCAACAGTACCTTGAACATGAGTAGCAATATCATTTAAGGTGTAATTTTTAGTTTTGCCAGTAGCAGAATCTGTACCTAATACTTTATCAGCACCTGAAATAGTAGTATCTACGTTATATTTTGTAATTCTAGGCATAATATTGTTATTTTATATATTCCTTTATTTTATCACTGCAAATTCCAGCACAGTTATTTATTTTTATTTTTTGTGTTTCTGGTAAAACACATATTGATTTATCTGTTAGTTCATTGTCTGGATAAGTCCACAAATAACCTTTCGATGTTAGTGTAACTTTATCAGTTTCATGATAAAAACAGTGTATTAAAGGATTTAATTTCATTTTATAAAGAGCTTGAATATTTTTTGCATGACACCATAATTTAGCATTATACAAAAAACTTTCTTCTATTTCATACTGAGGAAAATTATGTCCTAAGTAAAACTTATTATCTACATACCAAACATCTATTTCAACATCATAACCTTGAAACAAAGCTGATCTTATATATTCAGGTTTATTTTCCTGATTTGTTTTACCATTAACATTACCTCTGTGAGATATAAGTATCATTCACCCAAGTCTTTTAAAAATCTTTCTAACTCATTGCTATTTCTAATAATATTAACAGCATCACAAGTAGGATATGGACTAGAAGTACCATAATCATTTATAATAGTTCTATTAGAGTGATATAATCCTAAAATTATATCATGATACTTAATACCTTCTCTCTTTAATTGTTTTAGAGTAACTTCTTTAGCTTCTTTATCTCTTGCAGTTGTTATTATTATATATACTTTACCTGTATCATATAATTTATTAATAAAATCTACATTTTCTTTTATAGCTTTAGTTTCTCCCCAATAAGGTGGAGTGTGTTTACCTGAACTTTTAACTAGAGTTCCATCTAGATCAATAAATAGAGTTTTATAGTTTCTAACATATTCAAACCAATCTTGTTTTGTTCCCCAGTCAATATAATCTTTAACTTCACATGGTTTAAACTCTATTCCATCAATAATCATTCGTTTTATAATATCTGATAAAAATAATTTATCTATATTTTTTAATGCTTCAAAATATTGACAATATTCATAAGCAAAAGCAAAAGAATAACTACCACATCCAAAAGTAGACGATACTACTTTCTTTTCTACTATGTCTGTTATTAAATTATGTTTAATTGTTATATAACTTTTATTTGAAGGATTTATTTTTGTTGTATTATTTAAATCATAATAACACATATAATTACCTTCTTCTATATTACACTTAAAATAATTATCTACTTCTTTAATAATTATTTGACCCTTAACATCAAGTTGCTTTATAACTTGATAAACTGTTTCTGGTTGGTTTCTAGTTTGTTTTTCTAAAAAAACTACATCAGTTTTATCTTGTATACCTAATTGATCAATACACATATTAATAGCATCGTAACAATTATGTAATTCAACTTGTTGTTTTGAAAAGCCAAAACAAATTCTATCTACATTATTAAAATTTATCCCTTTTAATGCTTCAACTAGCATCCAATTACCTTTAGGATGTGTTAACATCCATTTTGGTTTTAAACCTTCAAACCTGGTGGATAAGCCAGCTGCGGTTATAATTAATGTTTTCATATTATTAAATTAAAATTCATCTTCATGCCATACTTCACCAAACTGTTCTTGTTGATTATCATATGGATATTGTTTCCAAAAATATTTAGGCCAAGATAAGTCTATACCTTTTCTTGGAAACGTTTTAAATAACATAGGCATTATATTATCGCTATGTTGTTTTACTTCTTGCCAGTTATCAGCATTATCATATAAATACCAATTAGGTGTTTGTAAATAAGCATTAACTTTATCATCATGCTTAGCCGCATAGTGAGCACCTATATATGTTTCTGTTCTTATATATTTATCGTAGTATAAAGAATATTCACCAGGGTGATTTAATTTTACCACATCTTGTAAAGACCAGTTTTCTAATGGTATATCAAATAATTTTATTAGTAAATCTTTTTGACCCCAGAATATGTGATCTCTAGGGTGATATAATAAATCTTTAAAATTACCAGCTACATATATTTTACCATCATTTTTGTAAAAATCATACATATTATACATACTATCTAATGTATAACGTTGATCATTTCTCATTTTAACAACAATGTTTGTTGTAGCGTTTATTATACCATTTAAAGAAGATACTATTTGTAAATTTCTTTGTCCAGTACCTGGATTTTTTGGCTCAGTATTATGTATAAACTTTATTCTATTGTTTTTAACATTAGGTGTATTATCACCTTTCCAACAAGAAATTATTATATCATTAACAAAACTTAGTTTTAAGTAATGATTAGCTGTTTGTAATACATAGTCATTGTATTTGCCTTGTAATACAATATCTATTTTTTCACTTTTACCAATAGACCAAGTTGTAAATTGTAATTGTTTATTATATTCTTTTTTAGTATGTATTTCAAGCTCTTGTCTAACAGAATAAGGTAAAGCATCAAATTTATTATTATCAAAACATTTTATACCTTGTTTTATCCAATAATGAGCTTGAGGCCAGTCTCTTCGCCAGCTATACCAAGCACTTAATAAATAATAAGCCTCTGGTCTTTCTGGCATAAAATCAATAGCTTTAAACAGTTGACCTTTACAAAACTTGTCTCTACCACCTGTTTTTTCTAATTGATTAAATGTTTTTAATATACAGCAGTATGCTAATGTTTTATCTGTTTTATAAGATAATTCAGCTGCTCTAATATAAAATGATACAGCTGGTGCGCCTTGATTTATTTTTTCGTATTCATACGCTAACTCAGCATTAACATATGGATCTTGTGTATTATAAATGTATTTTTTTAGTTGTTTCATAATACCTCCCACTCTAATTGTTCTAAAACATCTTCAGGCATTTTTAATGCAAAAGCAGCATTATCCTGAAAACCATATGATATTATGAAGTTGTTATCTTTATATACTAATCCACAACAAAACTCTATACGAGTATCCATGAATTTAAACATTTTAGATATTTTAACTAAATTCCATTTTTTATCCCAAACTATAAATCTATGATAATATTTAGAATCTTTATAGCCTGGTCTTCCACAAGTTTCTGGTCCATCATGATACCAAAAGTCTACATCATGAGTTATACATATTCTCATACCATTTTTCCATGGTACAACTTGTGAACTACCTCTTAATTCAAAAGGTAAATCTAATTTTTTATCAGATTTAAGTAATACCTCACTTGATTTATTTTCTGGATCTATTTCTACTATTTCCAGTGGATTTGCCCATCTTACAAAGCAAAATGGCATATCAAGTATTGGCATCCAATTTTTTTCTAAATATGTTTGTTCTGGTGGTTCTATTCTGTCTCTTGTTAATTCTAAACAATCATTACCTTTCCATGATATTTCGCAAAGCTCCATACGACCCTCACCATTTGGTTTAGTATCTCTTCTAACACCACAAACATATAATTTATCCCATCTAAATACTCTAGCATCTTCTAAACCTTGAAACTCCCACACAGGTTGAACATCATGCAAACTAGTATTTATGTTATTAAAGTGTTTTATTTGTAAAGTTTTATCATCTAACTTACACAAATAATTACCAGTTATTAGAGATATATTGTTTTCTGGATTTAAATAAGCTAAACAACCCCAATAACTATAAAAATTTTGATCAAACTCACTGTGATATAATGTATAATGAACATGCCTGACATTAGCTATCAAACCATGCTCTTTATCATCATATATTGATACATTACATAAACCTGTACCATTAGTTAACTCTGCTGGAATAATTAAAGGTGATATTACACCTCCATTATCCAAACAAAGTTTAGATAAGTTATTAATCATATTAAATTCTATTATATTCGTCTTCTATTCTTACAATATCGTCTTCACCAAAATAAGTACCGTGTTGTACTTCTATTATTTCTAAATGTTTATATTCGTCTTCATTTATTATTCTATGTTTAGCTCCTTGTGGTATTTTTATTGTTTCACCATAACTTCTAAACACTTTCTCATCATCTAGTATAATAGTTGCTTCTCCTCTAACAACAGTCCATACTTCAGATCTTTTATCGTGATATTGATAAGATAATTTTTGTTTTGGGTTTATAACAAGTTTTTTAACTTTACAATAAGGTTGTGTTAATAATACTTTGTAACTGCCCCAAGGTTTAATTACCATTATTTTTTTTACTATATTTTTCAACACTTCGTCCGCCGAAATAGGCACCGATCGTAGTCATAAGTACTAATTGTAATAAATCAGTCCATTTTTCTTCAACATTGAAGTTAATAGAACCTGAATCTATAAATACCATGAGCACGGTCGCCACTATTAGGAATATAAGTACGAGAGGACGAACTGAACGCGTTAACCAGTTTCCGTGCTCTAAATCTGCTTTCCACCTATCGGTGACATTTTTTTGCATTGCAGCTTCTGCTTCAATAAATATTTGCGTCATTTGTTTTTCAAACTCAGCTTTCTCGTCTTTTGTTCTAATAAATCTATCCGCAACACCAGCTATTTTGTCTACGACATTACCACCAGCTTTGCCAAATAGTTTTGCTAATATATTACTCATAATTTAATTTTAATATCCTGGTCTTCCTAACGTACCTCTTTTCATTTTAAAACCAGTTGTTTTAAGCTTTTTGTTAGGATTACCTTTTCCGCCATCTTTTTTACTAGCCCATACAGCTTTTCTTTGTGCTTCGCTTACATATTTTTTAGCCATAGATGGTTGATTTTTTGTTACATAGTTTTTAGGACTAGATGATTTAAAGTCAGGGTTGTTTTGTAACCACTCTTTACCTTCATCAGTTGTAAGCCAGTCATCAAACTCTTTCTTTGTTTCAAATCTTTTTTCTGTACCATCACCTGGGTCTACACTTTTATAACTATCTTCTTTTTGATACCTGTCATTATTTAAATAATCATCTGATATGTTTCTAAGTTTCTCTAGTTCTTCGTCTGATAGTTTTCTTCCATCATACTCTCCAGCTCTTTCTATATCTTTATAAGAAATACTACCATCTCTTATACCTCTACCAATAGTGGTTAATCTTGTATTTTTACCATAATCACCACTTGCTACAAAATCTTCTTCAACACCACCACCTTCTGTAAACTTCATTTTTTCATAATCATTCATAGCATTAAATACAGCTTCCATTACGTTTGCTTTACCTCTTGGTAATTTACCTTGTTTTCTTAAATATTTTTTAGTTTCATTAAAAAGATCTTTTTGGTTTCTATCTAATGATCTAAAATCTTCTTTAAAATCTCTTTTTTCTTGTCTTTCTGCTTGGCCTTGTTGATTTTTTTGACCACCAGCAGCAAACCAACTTTGTATAAAGTCTACGTTTTCTGAACTACTTTCAGGATCTTTACCTTCTATAGTACGACCTTCAATATCAACTTTATCATCACCACCAATTTTTTCACATTTTTTAGTAGCTTCATTAAATGTATAAGTGTCGTCTGGGCATGGATTTTCTTCATATGTGTTAGCATGTCCACCACATTTAACAGCTGCTGCTTCTTCTGGCGTGTAACCAGGGTTTTCTTCAAACCATTTTTCACATCTAGATTTACTTTTCTTATATCTATCACAATCTCCTGGACCTTTTGCAGCGATATATTCTTCAGAACATGCATCATCCATGCCTGTATAATTTTTCTTTTTATCAGGGTTTGCATCTATTTCATCACCTGCTTCACCTTGTTCACCACTAACATCAAATGCTTGACCACCAATAACTACAGATGAATCAGATACACCCATACCATCAGAAGTACCAGCTCCTTCATCATCTTCTAAATTTGATATATCAATATCATCATCACCATTATCACCGTTCTCTTTAAATGGACTTGCATTTATAATTTTTAATACGCCTTCATCACCTACGATTTCTTTTAAAAAAGAAGCTCTCATATTTGCTCTTTTTTCAATACCGCTACCACCGTCATCGCCATTACCACCGTCACCACCTTTACCTTTTCCAAATAAATCACCTAGTATATCACCAGCTGATTTTTTAGGTGGACAAGGTTTAGTAGTATCGCTCGCTAACATCATTTGACCGTCAACGTCAATACAAGCAGGATCTTCTTTACCTGCTGCACCGCCTGTTTCTTTTGCTTTAGCTCCTTCACCTATTGCTGCTTGTATATTAGCAGCGGCTTTACCACCACCATATGCAGCTGATGAGTCAATAGACTTAAACTTAGCTACTGATTCAGCCATAGATTTTGGCGCACTTAGATCTTTATATATCTTTTCTAAGTTTTCTTTTTTCTTTTTTCTTATTTTATCGTATAGATTTGCCATAATTATTTACGTTTAGTGAACATGCGATCAAACACGTCTTCTTCTTTTTCGTATGCTTCTTTTTCCCAAGCTAAACCTTCACTACCTTCATTCATATTTTTTCTAGGATATACTGTGCCTTTCCAATAAACAAAGTCATCGTCATAATCAAGATCACCTCTTTTCATTTGATCGTGGTGTACTTGTTCATGAGCAATAGCTCCTTTACCTTCTTGACTATATAAATCTATATCATCATCTACATACATAGATCCATCATTGTTAGCTTCAGCTACAACTCCGTCATCTAGTGGTTTTTGTAGTAAGTTAATAGACTGTATAACCTCATCAACTCTTTCTTTTGATTGATCAGAGTTGTGAAAGTTAGGTTTATCTAGTTTAAATGCCACTGTTAGTATTTTTTACCATAATGCTTCTTAGCCATAGTACTATCGTGTTTTTTACCATAGTGTTTTTTAGCTATAGTATCACTTTTGTACTTTTTAGCCATAGTAGCTTTTTTATTTTTGTTTTTGTAATGTTTCTTAGAAACTGACTCTTTTTCAATAGCAGCTTTAAATGCTGGATTAGCATCACTGTTCATTAATTTACTTTTTTGCTCTTCACTATAAATTTTCTTTACAGGAGCTGTATCATGCTTAGGCATAGATTTAACTGAGTTATTACCTAGCTTAAGCTTTTGAAAAATGTTAGTTGCTTTTGGTCCTGGTTTTCCCATGATTATCTGTTTTTGTCTTTTATCATATCATCAATAGCTTTATTATAAACTTTATCAGTATATGACTTGTTGTTAAAAAAAATGTTTCGCTCTGAAGTTGGAATATCCTCCTCCCCTAATAAGATTCTGTATATACGGGATATAAGTTGACTGCATTTAAATGAGGTTTTGTATATACTATATTTAATTGTAGTTCGGTTTCTATGTCTCCAAACTTCGATCCAACCGTCTTTTCGAAGTCGCTCCCAGCGGTTTTTATCCCAACTGTAAGTATAAGAGCCATCTATAAAATTATTACGTGTAAATCGCGATTTGCAATCTAAATACACTAAAAGTTCTAAGTCAGCGTCTTTTAAGTCATAAGTTTTACAGGCCCATTTGCGAACAAGCCTGTAATATTTAAATAAACCTATGTCTCTTAAATCTGACGCAGTAAGTCTCATTAGTCTATAAGTACCACGTCTTTTACTGTAATTATTTGATAACTTTTATTATTTTTCTGCATAGTATTACCAGCGTGTTTATCATAATATATAATGTCATTATTTTTTACGCCTTCTACTAAATTACCAACAGATATAGCTTTTCCTTTATCGTATCTATTATCTGTTAAATTATCAGTAAGTTCTAAACCACCAACTTTTGTTGGTTCTTGTTTTATTTTGTCTACTACTATGTAAAAATTAACTGCTTGCATTTTCAACTCTTATATTAGAAATTACACAATCTGCAGAAATAATAGTAGAAACAACACTAACTGCATTTTTTAGCGCCGTTTTTGTGACCAAAACCGGATCTACGATACCAGCTTCAATCATATCAGTTTTTTCACCATTTATAACGTTAACACCGACATTAGGTGCCACACATCCGCAATCTTCCATGCCAGCATTGTCTAAAATTGTAAAATATGGTGATTTAATAGCGTTTAATAATATTTGTTCACCATTATTAGCGGCTTTTATAGTTTCCGATGCGTTTTTAAGTACAACTCCACCGCCAGCAACAATACCTTCTTGCAAAGCAGCTTTAACTGCGTAAATAGAATCTTCAACTCTATCCTTTTTTTCTTTTAATTCTATTTTAGAGTTACCACCAACTCTAATAATGCCGACAGAGCCTGATAAAATTGCTAATCTGTCTTTTAAACGTTTCTTAATATAAGAATTTTTTTCGTTATTTATCTTTTTATTGATGTCTTTGATCCTTTCTTGCACTTCTTCGTTTAAAACGCCAGTTGTAAGGACTGTAGTTCTGTTATCAGTTACAGATTTTACTACTTCACCCAAACAATCTGGCCGGATTAATTCTAAATCATCTCCGAGCTCTTCATCAATTACCTTCGCACCGGTTAAAAGCGCTAAATCTTCAATAGAATCACGTTTTGTAGGGCCAAAACCAGGTGAATCTATGATATTTACCTTAATATTACCCTTAACTTTGTTCATCAAGAGCGCCGATTTTACCTGTTGGCTAACTTGAGCAACAATAAGTAGTGATCTATTCTGTTTTATAACATGTTCTAGTACTGCTTGTATCTTCCTAATGTTAGGAATTTCAGAGGCAACGCACAAAATGTATGGATTTTCCATAACTACTTGCTGTCTATCTTTATCTGTTACCCAATGTGGTGATGTTAAACCACATTTTAGCTGTACTCCATCAACTATTTCTGAATATGTATCAGCAGTTTCACTTTCTTCCATCAAAACTACACCATCTTTACCTACTTTTTCATAAGCATCGGCTATAATATCACCTAAATTAGTGTCGTTGTTGCAACTTATCGCAGAAACGTGCTTAAGAGTAGCACCAGATACTGCTTTGGCGTGTTTAGAAAGGTATTTATTAACCTTTTCACTTGCTGATTGTATTCCATTTTTAATATTTCTTACTGATTCACCTAAATATTGTGGATCGTTAACTTCTTTTATTAGTGATTCAGCAAGGACGATAGCTGTTGTAGTACCGTCACCTGCTTCTTTCACTGTATTTTTCGATGCTTCTTTAATAAGTGTAGCTCCTATATTCTCTACAGGATCTCTTAATATAACTGATTCAGCTACAGTAACACCATCTTTTGTAATTACTGGTCTTCCCATCTCATCTTCATATATTACACACTTACCTGATGCGCCGAGGGTAGATTTTACCGCTTTCGCTAGTTTTTCTACACCATCAATAACTTTAGTTTTAGCATTATCGCCAAAATTTAAGTCTTTGACGATCTGACTAGGTTGAGTAAATTCCATTTGATTAAATTAATTTAGTTATTATTTAAATGTTTTAACAACTTTAGGTCCTTTAACAAAATCTATCTTTTTAGTATAATGATCTATACTACCATCGATAGCTGCTTCAGCACTTTCTATTGTTTCACGTCTTGTAACGTCGTACCATTTATCGTTTGTTTCGATGTCTTGGTATTCGGTTTGATAGTAACCATTTGGTAACTGAACTATTCGCCAGTTTTTCTTATCTGCAAGGTGTTTCCACGCTGCAATGGTTTCTTCGGATTGTTGTGGTTGACTAGACCACGAGTTAGTCTTGTAATAAAAATACGTCATAATTATTGGTTTTGGTTATTAATAGTTATCCAACTTCACCTCTTGAGTGAGTTGCACGGTTATAAGCAATAGATGTTCTACGAACTTGTCCACTTGGTGTATGGTGTAGATCAGAGTCACCTCTTTGACCTATCCTTTGGTTTTCAGCTTTCTTCCTACGTCTTGCAGGCGTCATAGCTGCTGCTTTATCCCTAGCTCTTTTTCTTCTTAATGCTGCGGGACTAAGCCCTTGTGAATTTGCTACTGCCATAAAAAGATAATTACACGAAATAGTAAATATTTAAAAGTGTGACACTTGCCTATTACTAGATATATCTATATAGCTAATGTCACTAAAAAAAAGTTATAAGATATTTTGAGGTATAGGGTAGCCCCTACCCCTCCACCATCATACACATATATGAAAGTCTATTATATAAGCCCAGCCCCGCCATCCTATATATTTTGCCGCCATATAGCCAGCATAACACAACATGTATAGCATCTATTATATATTACTCACTATGTATTTACCTATATTATTTAGGTATTGCTCAGCCAGCCCATGCCTCAACGTGTATAGCACTCGCCGCCCCAGCCCACCTATACTATCCAGCTCATCACGTACTACCATTGTATGTCTATATATTTATTTATACATAGTTAATACGAGTCAAGTTGGATAATATATATGTAATATGAAAGTAACTAATTTAAATAAAGAGAGAGAGTGTGGTATACTAGAACTACTAAATTTACTACTAAACAAACTATCTACCTTTATACAATGTAAATACGTATCATATTGGATAATATAAATGTAACACTTAATTAATAAAATTTAAAACTATGAGTAATTTAATTTCAAAAAGATTTGTCGTTAGACAATCACTAGTCGGTAAAAATGTAACTATCGAATTTACAAACAAAAAAGGTGACAAAATCACTTACAATCATGACAAAGTATTTTCTATCATGAAAGATTCACTTACTAAACTACCTTGCTGGTTAAAGTACAAATCTTACACTGCTACTAATAATATTCCATTAGTACTTAGAAATAAAGAGTTAGTATAATCTAGCTTTTTATTTCACTCGGCGTTCAAAGTTCTCTCGAGTATAAATACAGTTGAATAACTAGTCTTGGAGCAGAGGTGTGTTTCGATTACACACACTAGTACTAACACTTTAAATATATAACTATGATTAAATTTCATTTTAACAAAGCGTATAAATACGTAACAAATACTCACCCACTACATATCTTTTTTGATACTATTGCAGTAGGTTTAGGAACATTAGCGTTCACTGGTATCGGTTTCATGATATTCATGATACTAACAGGCGGAGCAACTAATGCAGATTTTAACTGTGGAATTTGCTACTAATGAAAGAGTTAATTAAAATAGTCGTAGAATTTATGTTCGTAGCGTTCATATTCTACGCACTTTATGTTTCACTATGGATATTTTGTCCATGCTAAATTAAGAATTATGGCACACATTAATACATATAAATTAAAAGTAGGTTTCAGATTATACTCTAAACACTACAATCTATTAACAGCTGAGCAAAAAGCTCACGTAAATAAAATAGTTTATGAGCAATACTAGAAAATATACACACGAAAAAGTGTGGTCATTTGCAGACGAGCACGTAATTGATGGTATGATTTACTCTAACGAGTTAGGTAAATATGTAACTATTGAAGAATATACTGATGTTTACTATGGCACGCTCTAGAAAATTTACACATAAAACTGTACTAAAACTCACTAGACAACAAATAATGTTGATAGAAGATGAGTGGTGGGATAGATATAATAAAAGAACATACAATCTTAATACGAAAATAGATGGATAATAAAAATATGAAGACGTTAAAATTTATAAACTACAATGTACACGGTGTGCCTACTCACGTGTTAGTTGATGGTGTTCTGCATGAAAGAATACCTTATGCAAAAGAGTGGCGAAAATATATAACTATAAACGGAATTAGCTATGTCGAATAAACGAGTATACTTTGATGATTTAACACTTGAAGAAATGTTCAAGTATCACGACCACACTTATATGATGAGTGATGACGGTAGATACTATGAAAAAGGCAGACGCGAGCAAGATATACTAGAAGAAAAAGTTGAATCACAAGGTGGTTGGACTAAAGAACTAGTAGATTTGTATAACAAATATGCACCCGAAGGTATGTTTCAAAAAGACTGGGAGTGGATGCAAAAATATAATAAATAATAACTATGGGAAATTTACAACACTTAACGTGGAAACAAGAGCAGCAAATGTTAGAAGACGCATTTGTAAGACAATTGCTCATTAAATATAATATTAAAGACGTAACTACACAAAGACAAGCCAAAAATGGTACAAGAGAATTTGAGTTTCCTGTATCTACTTATAATAATACTAATGAATTTTATAAGAAATGGTTAAAATCTCAAGGTAGATCACTAAAAGATACACCAAGATTAAGAATAGCTTGTTTTAAATCAGGTTATGTAAGAAAACAAAATGGTACTTATTCACCATATCAGTTAAATAAAACTTATAATCAAAACAGAAGACACACTTATTTAACAAAAGATGGATTAGTAACTACAGAATATATAGGCAAAGCAAGAGCTTTAATATACACTCAGCTTGCTAGATTAAACTATATGTTAGAATACTATTTAAGAAATTACAATATAAATACGAATAAAGCTGGATAATATATATATGAGATGTAAATGTAATCCAAAAAATATAATACCTCCGCAGCGGGTAGCCCTAGGGTATACCACTTGCGTCGAGTGTTCAACCACTGAACCATATGGTTGTGTACAAATCACATACCATAAAACCGGCAACACTATACAGATTATGCCTAAAGCTCAGGCGAAACGTATACGTAAGCTATCCGCTAGACGAGGTTATGGCACATGTTTAAGATAATACTATGGCAGTAATAAAACAAATACATATAGTTGCTAAAGAAATAGCAGAAGATATAACAAAAGAAATTAATAAGCAATGCGATTGGCAAGTAGATCAGTTTCTACCCCCTAACAGTGAGGGCAAAATAATCGACGACACTCATAGTTATATGGCTAGAACTGTCGCTCGCCATATCGCAAATGCTTTTGATGTTAACACTAATAAATATTACGATGAGTGATTCAGTAAAAGCATGGTCAGACATGCAAGACGAAGAAAAATTAAAAGCAATAGAAAACTCTGATGCAAGAAAATACTTGTGGGTACTAGACTTTGAATTAGGTAGAGTATTCATGTACAATATCAGAAGAGCAGATCTACAACATGAAGATTATGAAGACTTAATGACCTTAAAAGGACATAAGCCTACTAACTGTGAGTGGATGGTGTGTAAGTCTGATAAAATATACAATTAGGTGGCGGCATACTGGTCACGTTAGAAAATTATGTAAGCGATTACCGGAGTATTAACTCGATCGTGGTGCGTTACATAAAATTCAAAACAGAAAGAGCGGATAAATGACAATAC